GCTTTGGCTTGAGGAGCTTAATCTGCCGCCAGCGCAAATTCATGTTTTACGAACCGTGTTCTTCGCTGGAGCACAGCATATATTTCGTTCATTGATGATAATGATGACCGCGGACGCTGAACCGACCGAAGCTGATTTAAAGAGAATGGATGCAATTGATGCAGAAATCCAGGAATTCGAGCGTTATTTGAAGCGGGGAGAAGATGCAGCACGTCAACGTGATTCAAAGCACTGAAGAATGGCGGCGAGAGCGTCTAGGGAAGCCGTCGGCCTCGGAGTTTAATAAAATACTTACATCTGGATTTGGGTTATCTAAATCTAGGTTTGAGTATATGTATCGATTGATTTGGGAGCGGCTTTATTTGCGCCCCTCAAATACGATTAAAACATACTGGATGCAACGCGGGAACATGTTGGAGCCGATAGCTGCTGAAGCTTGCGCGAAGAAAATGGGAGTAAAATTACAAACAGTTGGACTCTTAACAACAGATGATCGTCGAATTGTCTGCTCGCCGGATAGGATTGTTGATTGGAAACACGCTGTCGAGATTAAATGCCCGCAGCCATGGAAGCATATAGAATATTCTGTAATGGGTCCAGGTAGTGATTACAGCCAACAAATTCACGGTATCATGTGGGTAGGAGGATTCGAGAGGGTAAGCTTCTTTTCGTTTTGTCCAGGGATGCCAAATGTGGTGCATGAGATTAAACGTGACGAGAAAGTAATGAAAGTGATGAGTACAATATTACCATTGTTTGCTGATGAGTTGGATAAACATTATGTAAAAGCGCTGGAGTTGGGTACCTATGATGAAACAATCTTTGAGCCTGAAATTGCCTGGTAATTACTGACATGAGTGAAGACCTCGTAACCAGACTGCACGATCCGCGCATCGTTGATCCGCTCGCGCGCGAGGCCGCCGACGAGATCGAGCGACTGCGTAAAGTCGAATTCGCACTCACTCGTGCGGATGCCGAGATCGAGCTATTGCGTGACAAGCTAAGGGCGTGTGAACTTTATGCGGATCAATTGGCCGCCGAGATCGATCGGCAAGCTACCACGGAACCGGCCATACCTTCGGAACCGGAAGCCAAAAGCTGACCGTGCCCGGCTGAACCTTCCAGTAAAAATTCCATAGATCGAGCTGATACGGGTCTACCGGGGGCCTCTGCCTGAAAGCCAAACCGCTGGGAGTACGGTCAGAGCCATAAAGGCCGACGTCGCGATAACTTTGTAGGTCTGGGGGTCCGCCAAAGTTTGCCAGGTCAGTAGAAAGGCTCCAACGACGGCGACGAGTAGAATCAAACGGACCGATAATATAAGGGCGGCGACGTTTAGGGCGCCCAGTACGCCTTGCTTCCAGGCTAGATTCGCGTACGAAATCTGTCGGGGGTCGTCTAGGAATGGCTTAGTCCTCGTCGTGTTCCATGTCGCTGTCGTCGTCGTGTTCGCCGTCGTCATCGAATTGGAGGGCGGCGTATGCGGCGCTTCCGGCAAGATTCTTTCGCCGACGGTCTGCATTGGCCGCGAATGCCTTGGCGAACCGTTTGACCTCGGTTCCTGTTGCTCCGCCACCGCCGGTTTCCTTCCTCAGGGCTACATTGTTGACCATCAAGCGACTAATTGCCGCAATCGCACGAATTTGCTCGCCCATCGTCATATCTTCGCGAGCTTCGATCAATTCAGATACCCATTGCTGAAGTCGCGGTTGAATGTTGAGAGGGTCGACCGGATCGAAGCCGCTACCGTCCTGCTCCTTGTGGGAGCCGTTCACCAATTTCGTTAACCGTTTTACCAATTGCTGCTCCTGCAGGTGCGACGGCCGTCTGACTGGCGAGGCGTTGAGCTTCCGCAGTGATCAGAGGGGCGAGATGGTGGGCCGCAACGGCGCTAACCCCAAGATTATGCATACCAAACATTGAAATAATAGCCATTCCAAGACCGCCGATGTCCGCGCCGACGAGGCCGGATAGGCCGGTGACGAGGTTCTTGATGCCTGCCTGCTGTGATCCTGTGAGACCGAGCTTGGTCAAGGCGGCGCCGCCGAGCGCGCCCGCGACGGCTGGAGCAACGCGTCCGCTATAGCCAGTGTTTCCGGCCGGTTCTTGCACGGCGCCAGCTGCGGCTCCGACGGCGGTCCCGCGCGCTACAGTGGGACGCAAGCGGGCAATGCCACCGCCGACAGTAGGCGCTTCGGTAGCAATAGCGCCTTCGCCGAGTTCCGTAGCGATTGGCGTGCTAGGTGCCAGGCGTTCGGCCCCGGCAAGCACGCGGGATAGGCTGGGCGATAGCCTGGTTAATGCCGCAACGCCGCGAGCGCTTCCCAGGGCTGCTCCGCCGGCCAGCCACGGCAGGACAGTTCCAGCTCCAATGCCTAAAGACTCGGTGCCCCCTCGGCTGGGTGCGTATGCTCTTTGTCCTAACCAGCTTTCGCGGGTGAAGTAATTGCCCACGCCGGGGAGGAGCGAGAGGGCACCGAGTACCTGCTGTCCTACGCCTTTTTCGAATCCGCTAATGAAGCCGCCACCGTGCGGGTCCTGTTGGTAGGTGTCGGGTCTGCCGCCGGCTGGAGTTGCCGGGGTCGGCGAGCCCAGGAACCGATCTATGTCAGCTTCGCTCGCGGAAGGGATCGTTGCTGCGGCTGGCTGTGGTGCAGCGACATTAACCGTGATGCCTTGGGGGGCGGCGGCCGACGGCTCGGTCTGTGTCGAGTAGGAATCGCTCATGCCCCCACTCTAAATCGCTTGTGTGTTCCTAAAAAGTTTTCATTGCTTATGCTCACTTGGAGCATAAGTGCGACAGTTGATTTCATTGAGGAATCGGTTTCCTCGTAATGTAGTGTTCTGCTTTTGTCTGGGATTATTCGTTGCCCTTGGACAACCATCCTAGAGAGCGTAGCTTTTCGCGTACCGCCGCAGCTTTGGGACTGGTCGGATTGGCTGCAAGCCAACCGTTCAGAGCGGCGGCCTCGTTCGGCAAGTCAGAGTTGTATTGGACATTGCCGCTTGGGATATACGAACCAGCCGGTTTGAATCCCACACTGCCGGACGGAAATGGCAATTCGCGTAACTTATTGAATTCCGAAATAAAATTTGGATCGTCGAAAAAATCTTGACCTCGCTTATGTTCCATCGTGGAAAAATTCCACTGATCGGCGATCGAATCAAGCTGACCTTGCATAAGTTCAGCCATAGCGCGCATCCCTGCGCGTAACTGTGCCGGCGAAGAGTTGACGTTTAGATTCTCGCGGATGTGCGTAATTTCGCTCAATGTCGTCTGCGAGCCGCGAAAGGCGCGTGCAACCTCTGTCGAGAAAAGATTAAAGGCCGTGTTGAATTCGGTTGCTTTAGCTGAGCCAAGTCGCGTTGAAATATTATTTATAAAACGGTTCCAATCTGTGATTGGTGTGTTGGGCATCTGATCAATGATGCTCATTACCGTACCAGCATGTTTAATCGCAGTCTTAAAGGCAAGAAGCCGCTGACCGATCTGACCGTTGCCGGAAAAAGCGCGTACGGTTGCACGTACTGCTTCGTTGCGCGTTGGTTTGAAAGTAGGATCGATCGCATAGACCAACTCGCGCATTCGCTGTACGCCGACTTGACTGGCGGCAAAACCGCTCGTCGTCGGAAGCGCTGTAAAGCCGTGAATAAAACCACCAATCTGGTTAGCGATTTCCGGGCGAACGGCTCTGATCTTCTCAAGGATTTGATCAGCGCGCGCGACTGATTCTCGTTCACTCATACCGAGCGGGCCAGGCGGTATGGCCGAGTACAATCGATGAATCCACTCCTCGATGCCGTTGGGGCCCGTTGCCCGTTGTCGAACAGCCTCATTCTGTTTCTGATACAATGACTGCAAATCTTTCGGAATCGCCCCTGTATGCGGCAATCGTCCGTACATAAAATAATCCCAGGCATAGCGATCGAGCTGATCGCCTGAATAGCCGGCCAGGGCGGCGATACGATTACGCTCGCGAATGTCGGGAGAGTCAGGTGCTTGAGGAGCTGCAGGCGTGCCGGGAGCAGGCGCTGGAACTGATGTACCGGTTGGAGATACTACAGGGCCGGATGGCGCGTTTGCAGCTAGCCATGCTGACATACCGGCCGCATCTGGAGGAGGAATCGGAACCCCCACCCGAGTTGCCCAGTCCGTAAGCTCTCCGCGTCGCGCACCGTAATTTAGCGGCGTCACGCCTGTCGGGAAAGGCGGAGGAACCGGGTGAGTCTGATCAGCTGAAGTCGCGGGTGTAGTATGAGGTAAATTGAGCGGCTCAATCGACTTAGGCGCAAGAGGGTCGGTAGAGTACCGCGCCGGATCAGTACTTGGTAATGCACCAATTTCAGGCTGACCTGTGTCCAGATATGTTTGAGTTGTAGGTGAACGCGCGTCAGGGTCCGCTAGCTGGCGGATCGATTCCAGTACATCGTCAGAATTGCCCTTGGCCTCTTCGAGCTTGGCGTTTTGCTCGCGCTGATGAATAATCTTTAATTGATCCAAGTTGTTATTGTGACGAGCTGATATCAAGTCTTCGGCGCGAGCAAGACCTTGGCTCTGGATGACATCGCGAAGTACCGGATCGTCAAAGCGATAAGTCAAATTTATCAATGCGTTTCTGAGTTTGGCCGGGTCCTTCTCGTAAGCTTTGAACGCATCGGCGAGAAGCCGGAACTGATGCTGTTCGTTAGCAACCAGCTTATCTTGCTGCAGCCGATATTCGCTCAATGATTCTTGCGCTTGAGCGTGCCGGCCCTTGGCGAATTCACTCCACCATTTGTCGGAATGGCCAAACATGCTGGCGGCAATCTTTTGCGTTGGCCTAGAGCCGTTTTGTGCGAAAAACAGGGCATTTCGCTTCACTAAGTCACGCACATCTGAGAGCTGTGGCATCCACGGGCCAGGTGCTAAACCGGGATATCGACGCGCTCCCGTAAGAATATAGTCCGGCGTGCCCCACTCCGAAGGGCTCTTTTTGCCCCTGGAAGACATGTAGGGCATAGGCTGATCGGGGATTGGGAGAGGTTTTTCGATCTCTTTGTTTTGTTCAGAGAGCGCTCGCGCGGCAATTCGATCGTCTTCGATCGCTTCTGCTTCTGCTTGACCGGCGTCTGCGAAGGGAAATGCGCGTTCGACATCTTGAAGGGACATAAGTCGACTGCCCTACTTAGGGTAAGCTTGTGTTTTTCCAAAAGAAAAACATTTAGAAGAACAAAACAGGTACAAACCTGTAACGTTTATATAACGAAATAAGGCAGTGCTATCTTTGAGCAATTACAGTCGGTTGCATACCGCTCATCCAGCTGTCCCAGTCCCGCGCGAATTTCGGTTCTGCCCAGCCAGGGGCAAAAAAGCTCTCGCCAGTATAGCCTGAACGGTAGCGAAAGCGGCCAGAGCTTCGTTCACGCTTCGCAAGTCCGCCGGAACTGTTGTCGGTGGCGAAATTCGAGATGTTGGACCCTGCCAACGCATTGTCGAGTGCCTGATTAAGTGTCGCTAGATGCCGCTGCATCCCGCGGCCGGCATTTCCACGCTGATAATAGCCATGAGGTTCCCAGCGGTGCCAGCCCAACTGTCTTCGGAGGGGGGTCTTACGAACGCTGGCTCGGTTCAAGGCGCTCTCGGCGATCGCCTGGACGCCTTCTGGATGCCTTCCCTGCTCATTGTACATCACTTCGAGGAAACGTTGACGCAGCGCCGGATCATTTGCCAGCTCGATTCGATAGCGTTCCCGGTCGGTAGCGAGACGAGGATTGAAAGTTTGGCCAAAATTATGGGTCGCGGCGGCGTCCATCACCCTCGCCTCCCGCGCCGCACCGGCTGCACGCGCCCTTCCGATCGGGCCAAGCGCGCCTGCAGCCGGGGCAAGTCCAGCGGCGGATAGGTCGGCGGCGCCCCCATCAGGGGTCCCGAGAATTCCTGACGCGTCAGCCGTGGCAATAGGGGGTACCACTGGACCGACCGGCGGTAATGGGGGCGGGCCCCCAGCGGCGGTGGGGGTCGGAACACCTCCGGTTGCGCTGTCTCCTGCAGCCATCGCGGCGGGAGCGGCCCCTGTTGTTCCAGCCGGCGTCGCAGCAGCTGTACTTGGTGCCGCGTTAGGTCCAGCGGCTGCACCTCCCCCAGCCTCAGGTCCGGGAGCCACTCCTGCCCCACGCGATAATATGTTGTGACCACCTTCGGCTAACTCCTCTGGGGACAGGTCCTCGTCTTCCGGCGGAATTATGTCCGGGGCGCTGCCGCCTTGTGCGGCTTGCTGCAGCATACGATTGAAAAAATCCATGAAGTTCGGTGTACCTCCAGTACCTCCAAGTAAACGTTGAAGATCAGGCGGCAGACTTCTTAGAATCCTATCTAAATTTGGGTCTATTCTACCGCGCTGTCCGCCGGGAGCTGCGGCCGGGGCTGCCGAAGGTGCTCCTGGAGTCGCGGCTGGTGCTTTAGTGCCAGGGGCCGCCGTCGGCGGATCGCCGGGCTTCGCCGGCTGACCGCTCGCGGGCGCTGTGGTCGGAGCCGAAGTCGGCGGGGCCGGTTTTGTCGTCGGTGGTGTATTGGTGGGAGTTGCTGGAACGGACTTGCCGCGCACCTTCTCGCCGCTGATGCGCTGTGGAACATCCTCTAGCGGAATATCTTCCCAGCCATTGTCGCCGTGGACCTCCCAACCTCCTTTTTTAGGCTCGGGCTCGAACATCGTTCGCAGGCGATCGAAAATACCACGTTGCGATGGCGGAACGTTTCTTTGTTGCGGACGCTCTCCCGCGCCTTTGAAGCGGTACCACTTGCCACTTTGCTCGTCATAACGCTCCTGTCCCGGTGCTATGTAATCGTCGTCGCCGGGCCACCAGATTTGATTGCCCCACTGGTCATAGCCGCCCCAATGACCGCGCGTTTGCGTTTTGATAGAGCCGGGGGGTGGACCGAATTTGCCGCCCTGTCCCGGCTGAGCATGAGGTTCAACGCCTCCAGCATGGGGCACAACGGCGCCCTGTCCGCCGACATTGAAAGGAAACGGCAGCGCAGGCGTGCCAGCGACAGGCGCTGCCAGTGGAGTTCCGATCTCGGCCGGTTTGACGGGATATTGTTTCCCGCGGATCGGATCGCTCATCGTAGCGCGATTTTTGATCCACTCCCACCATGAAGGTTGTGCCGCTGGCGGAATAGTGCCGGGGCCGACCGGGGTTACCGGGGGCAATGGCGCCGCCGGTGAAGTTGCCGGGTCCGGCGCAAGCTTGCCGCCCGTACGTCGGCGAACTGATTGAATCAGCGCTTCCGGTGTCAGATCGGCCATCAGCGTCTCCGTCCGCCGTGGTGGCCAAATCCGCCGAAGCGACCAGCATGACGGCCGCGATCAAAGCCGTGATGCTGACCGAATGGCTGTCGTCCCCAGCCAAAGCCGCCAGGCGAGTAGCCACCTCCGCCAAGCCCCAGCTGATCAAGCAGCGCTTGAATATCGCTTTGGCCGCCGCCGCCCTGATCGCCCCCGCCGCCGCCTTGATCACCGCCGCCACCCATATCTTGTCCACCGCCGGGTGATACTTGGCCCATGCCGCCGCCACCGCTGTCCCCGCCGCCGCCGCCACCTTTGCCCTGCATGAGGGAGGAGAGCGGATTGCCGCCGCCACCTCCGCCGCCGCCTCCGCCGCCCCCGCCGCTCATCATATCTTGCATACCGCCGCCGCCACCGCCGCCCCCGCCGCCCATCATTCCGCCCATCATCATCGGCGCAATTGCTTCGCTCATCAGAAGGCTCCCTGTGGGTTAAAGCCGCTCTCTGGCGTTGAAGCGGGCGGCGAGGTGTAGCCGGCCTCAAAACCACTCTGCTCTTTTTCAATTCGGCCGCCTGGGCCTAATGTATAGCCCAGTTTTTCGGCATCGCTCAGCAGCTTGAGCTTTTGCTCGGTCTCGCGGAACCGGTTGTTGTAGGCTTCGGCCGCGGCAGCGCGTCGATTGCCGGTGAGTCGAGTTCCAAGCGCCGATTGCATCACCCCGACATTGCCGCCGCTCAAGCCTGCGAAATGGCTTTTTGCCGCTAGGTTGTTTTCCGCGAGATCAAATTCGGTCTGGGGATCAAGTCCTGTTCCGCCAGGCCCGCGACTGTCGCCCGCATAAAGACCTTCTCGGTAATCGCGTCTGCGCTCTTGTTTCCCCGGTTGGCCGCCGCGGCCTCCGCCGCCACCTTTGCCCGCCTCTTGTCGGGCGTCGAGCAGCGCTTCGATCATGTTAGGGTCGATGCCTGCCATTTATAGCTCCAGCACATAGCGTGGTGTCAGCTGCTCGATACCGAGACGTTTCATGATCGGCGCAAGATCGTACTGTGTGTCCGTTTGAAAACGCCACGCAAAAGCATCACGCTCGCGCGCCCATCGAATTGAATCGCGAAACAGCGGCAACAATTCCCACATCTTACCATGGTCGGCGCAGACCGCGACTATGTCCGCCTTGAACGTCTTCGGGGTCCACGGAGTTGTCGTAAGGTTCGTAACCTGGAAAGCATTGGCTGACCTCGTCGCGTAATATTGAATCGGATTTTTTAGCACGGCATTGACCACCCAGGTTGCCGCGCAGTCGATGTCATAGTGCTTAGGATAGCGCCGTAAGCACAAGTCGACCACCCACGGCCGATCGCGTTCTTCGAGACGTCTTAGAAGAAGGGGTACACGAACGTTTCCGAATTCAGAATCGACTGGGCATCCAGGTGCCAATAATGATTCTGAAATGTCCACCATTCGCGCTGTGACTCAATGTCTAAGTCGTAATCCTGTATATCAAAGACGGGATTGAGTGACGAGATGGTGCCGGTTTGCGGTTCCGGGATGTCTGGAAAGCGATAACCGGGCGGAATACGGCCATTTTCCAGATTTAAGAAGCCGATACCACCAAAAGTGCCGGGCAGGGTAACAGCTGCATCGCGAGTAGCTTGCTCGTGATCCAGGTGCCAATCGCCATAATTGTTGGGGTCTGGATAGAGAATATAGGGAAGTACAGAAAAACGGACGAGCGGTGCCATTGAGGCCCAAAGCTGTCGATGGGCCTGCTGATGCTCAAATCCGAACGTTTCCTCCTGCATTGGAGGAATCGTCATAAACAATAAATAGCAGAGGCTCATGACTTTTCTGAGTCGGGCCGCCTCGTATCAGGAGTATCGGGTCTTCGTCCTCGCCATGGCCGTCCCGCACCGGAGCCGATCGTCTGACTCCGGGGCGCGGGATTGGAGGAAATCAACGGCGAATCGCGCAACCCGCCGGGATAGCGTTCGACTGCGGTACCGATCGGATCAAACCCGCGACGATTCACGCGATCCATACCATAATCGCTTGCGTCTTGTGGACCACGTCCCCGTGGCCCGACGCCGTTTTGGACTGTGCCAGATCGTAGCGGTCCGGCTGCTCCCCGGTCCGAACGAGTGTACACGTCCGGCGTGAGAACGTATGCGTCCGGCTCCCGCTTTACGACGGGCCATTCGCCTTGCCGTCCTTTATGCTCGGTCAACGATAGTGCCGCCGATGACGACGGTGACCGCGCCGGCCGCGTCTCTCGTTGGTATGTTCCTCGAAGAACTTATCGAGGTTCTGCAGCTGTAGTGTGGTCATCATCGTCTCCTTTGGCTGACCTTGTGACCTCTCGCTTTGCGCATGTTGCGTCGTCGGGCCTTGCGCTGGGCCTTGGTTGGGTACTTGTAGTCGCTCCGTTTCGTCCGGCTTCGACGCAGCGAACCAGGTCGATCCATACCTGCCATGGTACTACAACCAACGGTTCCTGACGGTCTCGGCGTAGGAACAGTACGTCATAGTCGGCGAGCCACCGTTCCAGCATGGTAAATCCAGCCCCACTAGCGCGTCCCTTGACCTCCGCTTTAAGAGCCAGGTCATTTTTCCCCCACGCGTAGATGTCCACGTCGTAACCGCGGCTTTGGTAGCGGGTGGCTCCCGATAGTGGAATGCGCTCGGCGTGAATGCCGTTTTCCTTGTGCAGGTTGATAATCTCGCGTTCGATTCTATTCCCTTTATCGCGTTCATATTTGCTCATCGCCGCCGATGTTTCCTTTTGTGGGTTCGGTGGTGGACTCGCCCGACCCTAGCGAGATTCTTATTAGATTTTGGATGTCCTCCTCCTGGAGTACGGGAGCCACGAACCGGGCCAGTACGGCCTCCAGATCGCGGAGTTGATCGCTTCCCTTTCTTAAAAGGCTTGCGTCCGTCACTATGAGATCGGCGGGGATCGCTCCAGTCCTGTGGATGCGCACCATCGGTCCATGGTTGCCGGATTCGTGCTCCAGCTCCGCCTGGTCTATTGAGACGCTCGGCCATATGAGACTCTTAGCGGCGTCCACCGCGTCGTCCACCATGTCGGCCGCGGCCTCGACCAAATCGGCCGCGACCTCCACGTCCACGTCCGAAGAATCCACCGCGACCCGACCTGCCACCCGACATGCCGCCAGACCGGCCAAATCCGAATCCAAAAGGCATTTGATCCTCCTCTAGCGTGGCGCGCGCGAGCGCCGAGCCATTCGCCGCGGTGCGCGAGTTTGACGTGTTTTGCCATGAAAATTTACACCGCGGCGCTCGGGGCGCTCGTACATTGTCGTATGGCCATGACGGCCACCTTTGCCGCGTGAGACTTGCACAGTTGAGCATGGGCGGTTTTCTGAACCGCGAGAAACGCCGGCCGGGTCTACACGACCTGACATTAGTACCTCCCGAAGCTTCTCAAGCTTTGCATATTCCGGGTGGGATTACGGGTGGCGCCCATGCTGCCGACCTTGTTGCGGCTGCGCGGCATAGGTGTTTTTTGATTGCGGGGTAACATCTGTCCCATGCTGCGCCGCAAAGCGCGCATCGATCCGCCTAAGCCGGGGACGTTGAGGGACATGCGACGTTACCTGTGCGATGTTACCTGTGATGGCGATGCTTTCTCGCCCTACTTCGCTTGGCACGTAACGTCATACGCAACCGGTGTGACCGGTGTCTGTGTCTTGGCATCTTGCCGTTCTCCTACGACGGGAATCTCTTTCAGCGTCCGCCGTATCTCTTGAAAGCTCTTGCTCTCCCGTGGTGTCGATGCGCATGGCTTCGCGTGCCGCGCCCATGCCTCGGCATTGGGAGCCGTGAGGTTCCGGCACTGCCGCGTCCGGTTCGAACCATGAGGACTAGTCCTCTCACGCTCCGTAATATGTACGCTCCTCGATCATACCATCAATCCGCTCGATCGCAAAGTCGATACTGTAGGACTGAAGGTTCATTTCGGCCTCCATTCCTTGACCGGCAGTCGGCCAGGCGACAATTTCGTGGCGCTTTCCTTGGACTAGCTCGAAACTGATATCTTCGGTTCCGTTTGGTAGTCCACCACCGCGGGTGCGTAACTCACCTGTAATTGATACGCCCCTCTCTGATAGATCGCGAATTTCCATATAAATGCGCCGCCATTGCTTGATAGTCATGCCGCTTTGTCCGGGACCGCGGAATGATTTTGTGCATAAACGCTTAACGAGGGCGGGGTCGGGCTGATTAAATAGACGAACCAGAAATGTCCCATCGGTCCCATAGGGATTTAAAGCAGAATTTTCTTCATAAGTTCCGATATTGGTGAGTTCCATGTTCTGACTGGCGACGTTCCAGAATGAACGTCCTTGCTCGTGCCCGTGCCACATGAGGAGCATGGATCGATCGACGCCGAAGGGATCTGTAAATCGACCATTAAGCAGCTGTACCGGCTGTCCATACATGGTCGCAGTGGCAAAAGTCGGATAGAAGTCGGAGATATCCAGAGTGACGTACAAATTCGTAATCTTGTCGCTGATCGTTTGGTAGTTTCCGCCAATGAGCACATAGATCGCACCTCTGGCCGAAAGCGGTGTTCCTTGGGGAGGCGGTGGTTGCGCTCCAATCTGCAGGCCATTACAAGTATTGAAATATCTCTTCCATTTTCCAACCGGACGAGGAAATCCGTGACCGACTTGCGGGTCCACATTTGAATAATTGAGTTGAGTGCTAAAAGGACTCGTATCCGTGCCTTGACCGGTGAGCTGAACATTGGAAATCATGTCTGTCGAACTATCGCCAAACAAATAGAGATAGCCCGCTGAGGACTGCATATCCATATAGCTGACGACAAGTTTGTCGCCAAAATATCCAACTACTCCGCCGCCATCCGCCTCATCGAAGTCAGCACCGTTCATCGGCGCTGAATACGCGACGACATTTTTGCCGGCGACGAATAAACGCTGTTGATAGACCTCCATCGTATAGATGCCGGGAAGCCCGGTCGGCATGTCGAAGGGGCCTTCGCCGCTCACACTGGCATTAGTGAGCCAATCAGGTGCAGGATCGCCTGGACCACTAAGAGTAAATCCATCCCAAGCAAAAAGACCAAGGGGAGAACCAAAAAGCACTCCACCAATCTCACCAGGTTCGTTGCCCACGAATCGTGGGCGCCATACTTTGGCGGAAGCCCAATAGTAGGGAGCGATTGGAAGCCAGACATCAGGGATCGTAGTAACTTCTTTGGTGTCAAGGTCTACCTCATCAATGTTTCCATTGCTGAGAAACATCCACCCCATACGCCCTGGAGGTGGAAAGCCAAACGGCGGGGTATTCTTACCATAAAACCCAAAAAATATACGTAGTATTTGAACTCCAGGAGGGGCTCTGTAGATAGGTGAGGAGGGTCCCCAGCATGCACGCAGATCACCTGGACCAATCGCAAAAAAGTTCTCATTCCACCATTCCTCCTGATCGCCAATGCTAGCGCGAGGAGATTGCTGGTTGAGGCCCTGCCATTCAGTGATTGACAGAAATTCCGGCTCATTGTCGCTCTGGGTAGGCATGTTCGGGTCTTACCGCATAAAGTTTACAGGCGTCCTCAAGAGTGAAAACTTGACCTTGAACCAACTCTTGAACAAGTTTAATCCTCATACCGTAATCAGTGTCGGTATGATCTTCGTCAGTGTAGGCTTGTCTACGGTTCGTTCCAGGGTTTGACTGGTCTTGCTTCACGTCTGATAATCTCCATCTGTTGGGGGTCGTTAAGATTCCACATTCCTCTATAACTTGAACCTCGAAGCAAGTAATCACCGATACTTCCGGTGAATGGATCGGCAGGAACGCCGCTGAGGTAGTTAGGGACATTTCCTTTAATACGATCGGCAATGCTGCGTAAGAAATAAAGACCTCGTGGATCGTTTGAAAACTGTTTCATCAAAGTATTAACCATCTGATGTTGTTCGGGAGTAATCATACCTTGTTGCATTGCGTAGTTTAATCTCTCCGGTATCCATTTTTTAATCAGCTGTTGATAGTCCTGTATGTACGGGCGAATTCCATGCTTGGCCCAAGTGCTACCGCCGCCCTCCAATGAAGCCGCTGCCGTAACCTTGTTGATAGGTGTCGGCAATCCAGGCAGAGGAGCTATATTTCGGCGGAAAATGTCAGGACCAATCCCCCGTCCGCGCCAAGGTTCACTGATTTCCAGCAGATCATGAGTGGCTCGATCGCCGGGGTAGAGCGTACGATCGGCCAGTCCGATACTCTCGCCAGTCTCGGGATTGCGTAAAGGTGTCGTAAATCCAATTTGCGGTTGATCCAGATTTTTCCCAGTCATCTTAGCACTGTAAAGAGCGCCTTCAGGGCTCGTGCGCGTCGGGCCCCAATATTCCTGCATAAAGCGTTGGGGGTCCTGCGCAATGTACCGATCGTATAGCGTACGCTCCTCTTGAGTTAGCGGTTCTTTTTGCCAGTTGGTGCCGAGCGCCTGATAGGACTTCGCGGGCTGTGCAACCCACGGTTTAGGCGGCTTCACCATACCAACAAATGGGGAGACCGTGCCCAGATTACCAGGCATCGGAGTCATCTGCTCAGGGTGCGTTATGATTTGACCGAGCTGAGACGCAAGGGAACTGCCCTGACGATCAATCCATCGGCTAATAGCGCCTTCCTTGCGGCCACCAGGCGGACGTACGGCGCGCTGCGTGCGCTGTGCAGCAACTTGCCGGGCGACGTCCGCGAGGTCGCCCTCGGCCATCAGGCGCTCCTGATCATCGCGCCATAGGTGTTCTGAATCATCTGGGGACAGACGACACTTGCGCAAAATGGCATTTCAAGCGCGAACGCCTGAACCATGCCGGTAGCGTCTCTTGGCCTCTGCTGTTGCAAGAGAGCGAGCACGGCCGCCCACCAAATGACCGCGTCCGTCCATGGATCGGGAATGATTTCCGCGTCGTTGTCGGTCAGTAGGGGGAACGGAGTGCAACTGAGGTCCACCTCCATCGGCAGCTCCTGCGCGGGGATCGGCGCTAGGTACACTGATCCAATAGAACCTTCCCCGTACTGTGCGTACCAGCCCGGCTCTGAGATAGTCCCATACCAGGTGCCGTTGAAAATTCTGAACCTCGACTGGAAATCTGTCCATACTATTCTTCGCCATACCGGTTTCCAACCTCCAGGGCCGATCGATACTGCAAGCGAACGTATAGCCATGATATTTTGTACTTGTGGTCGGACACTTTGTACCAAACTAATCCAATCAGAGAACGGATAAACCTCTTGCTGTGGATGCGTAAGAACTCCCGGCGGGAGAACGCGAATACATCCTGACGTCCAGGCTATTCGCCGCCGGGAGCGGTTAATGTAATTGACGAGAGTAGGTATAGGATAGAATTGACCATTCTGGTCATTGAGCAGGTTCTGCAATTCTGTGACATACCTGCTGAGCATTTTATTTACGGCACTAGCGGTCCGCCTTCACTGTGTCTGGGTGACTGAATTCCGGGCGGAGGTGCGGGTGGGAATCCTGGGCTTCCACCGTCGATATCGTGGATGAGAATCCCGGTGGCGGGTTTGGAGCAGACCAACTGGAGAGCGGTAAGTGAGAGGCCCACACTGGCGATCTGTCCTTGGGGGATCGTGGAGTACCAACCGGTCCACGCGAAATTTGCGTCCTCGTGGATAACAAGGGTGATATATTTAGAGTTAAACCCGATCGCGAGACCTCTTGGGCAATTGAGGTCGAAGAAGATCGGGGTATCTCCAAGTAATAGCCCCCTGAAACCGGCATTAACTGGGTCGTCTTTTCCCCATCTGGAACTTGGGTCGTTGTTATATCGCTCGACATGGATGAAATCCGTCATTAATTGAGTCCAGTCCTCGATTGACATAACTACGAAATCGAGGGCCTCACCACCCGCATGTTTCGCCGCCTTTAAAAGGAATGGTATAAAGCGTGACCGCGTAAGGACTTCCCCAGCGTTGGGGACGACGAGGCCGGACCATAACGGGTATACTTCGCGAGAGAGTCCGCCAAATATTGGTACCGTCTGAGCGTTGCCGTAAGCGTCCAGCAACCCAAACATACGCAGCGGATTGGGAACCCCGCCAACTGTGGAGGATGTGAAAAGGGCAGTGGAAAGGGCTGCTAAGGCGGAGTTTTTCAAATCGTTCAACTTCAGCATAAGTCGAGAAGCTACAGCAATCGCATCCTGAGTGACGAGCTGTTCTAAGCCGAAACTCGTGACGGGTGTGGCGAGAGCGCATATATTGAATTCCGCATTTACAGTCGCGGCGACATCAGGGGGAATATTGAATTGGCCCGCTGGCCCGATCCAACTAGACTGCACATATTGTCCGGTTTGCACGGGCTGCGTGTATGGTGATACACCGCCGGATGCCCGAATAGCGTTCCGTAACAATAAGGCAAGCAGCGGGTTTTGCCGGTAAATTAATACGACAACCATTTGCGCAAAGACACGGCGAACTGTGGCTTCTAACTCGAGGCCAATAGGCCCTGACGGGATTAAGCCGGCCCCCAGGATGGGCATGATGAACTCCTCCTATTTCAGAACGTTATCCCTCTCGCGCTTTCATCTACCCACAAATTCCACGGCCATCCTACCGGCGGATTCCACGGCCACGGCGGTAAGTTAAGCGTATCGAAGTCGGAAAAGCACCGACAGTGTAAACCCCTATACTCTGCTGCAACCAAATACGACCGGGCTCCGGGACCGTAGCGCGTATCGCCGGAAAGTCTCCTCGGGATATATGAGCCTGCACCCAACCGTATGGCCTTATATTATCAAGCGCCGGCTTCCCGGCCGCTTTCCAAGGGTACCGACCAAAGGAGCGTTGCCAGCTCCCTGGATTTCCGCAGTGCTCTTCAATACTCATGTTCTACGTACACGACCGGCGCGCTTTGGATCACTTCGGTCAGGTCGATACGGCTCTATGCGGCGCGGTTTAGTCGTACGCTCGCTGGAGCGATAAGGTTGACGCCAGACTTCGGCACCTACGATTTTTGATTCCTTTTTCAAAACTGGTTGCGCCTTGCCGCGTCTCGATGAATGCCATCTATAATCTCGTTACGTGCCCATTCTTCAGGGTCTTTGACAATCTTTTGGAACAAGTCAGATTTCTCATGATGCCAATATGGGTCTTTATATCCCTGCGGTTCAGATGGCTTAGGATTCTTCGCAGCATGATACGTGGCGGCAACTTCATACGAGCCGACATTGTTATCATACATCCACTTTTCCATTTCTTTCATTTTGTCTTCTGGCATTCCATATTGATCCATCGTTCTTTTACGCTGGTCTTTCCAATATGCGTCTTCATTAGCGATGCGGGATGCTTCTCTTTCTTCCGCCGCCTTGGCGTCGCGCGTGGCGAATTCTTGCCTGATCTCTTGGCGGATATCATGATCGGGAATATTGACGTTAGGCATCTTCTTTTTGAGAAGCGCCTTAGCCTCGGGACCAAGCTGAGGATCATTCCACAGCATGTCAGCGACGTCGGCAATCTGCCGGCGATTCTGTAAAAAATTGTATTCTTCGTCTGATATCTCGCGCGGCATTAGCGTCGGTCCCTACCTCGGTCGCGGTCCTCGCGACGCTCCTCTCGGGGCTCGACGGGGGCGCGCTCCTCGATTTCTTGCTTCTCGTGCTTGGGGTTACGAAGACGACGAACGACCTCGAAGAACTCGCTTTCGACTTCAACGCAGTTGTCCTTGTCTTCGAACTGAATCAGCACAAATGGATCATCGCGCCGTTGCACACGAACGGTACAGACCTGGTCGGGATTGATGGCAATATACTGACCGTGCTCACCGCGGAATAAAACTAGGTCGGCCATGGGAAACCCCTGAATCAATTATTATTAGTTTTCCCAATAATTCTGGGCTGAAGCGGGACCCCGCCTTCTGGCTTAGGTACAATACTAGGGATGGCTCCCCATTCTGATACCTCTGACTGAGTATCAACCTGCAGTATAGTTCGAGGTGGAGTTTCCGGCGGAGTTGTGATGGGTGGATCGTACGACCGGTTCTGCGCCATTTGCTAGGCTCCTGGTAAAGGTGTTGAAGGTGGAGGAGGTTGCGGTCCCTGCCCCGAAGCTTGACCGCCACGGCGACCGCCTCGGCCTCCACGGCCCCCGCCCATCAGATTGGAGATCGCCTGGAGTACAGGGTTTTGTTTCTGCCTGCGCAATAAGTCTACCAAATGCGTTTCCTCTAAACCAGATGTGTTACCAGTTTCAGGCAAATGACGCTGGAGTTCCTCCAATGCGCGCTCGATATCTTTCCATTGCTGACTACTCTCTTCGAACCCGCTCTTCGCCAGCTCCATTAGGTCAGTCGCTATTTTTAACTTACCCAAGCTATCTGCCGTATTCCCCGGACCGGGCGCACTTGCCTGCGGGCCCCGCGCTTGGCGCTGTAGCGCCGCTAAGATCGGTCCCGAACTCGGCTCGGGCGGCATGCCCCGTCTTGGGGGACCCTCCTGACCTCCCGGCGGAGTGTCACTGGAATCCCGCACTTCGGTGTCCGCTGGGTTGTCGCCACCAGAATCCATGAACGCCATTGCGGACTCCAAATTAAACGTGGGGCAGGGGCGGCCCGCCCCACGCTACGCGGCCCAATCTCCGTGCGTGTGGACACGGAAGGGAAAAATGATCGGGCGGAATAGACTACACCCGATTAGCCTTTACCGCCACCGCCGCCTCGGCCCCCACCGTGCCCACCACCACTTGCTTTCGGCGCTTTGCCGGTGATGACCTGCAACGCCATATCCTTCATTTCTTTTTGCTGACCTGCTTGGGCCTGTTGTTTCTGCCGTTCTCTCAACCGCGCGAGAAGTAGTTCAGCTCCGGGCGGATGCAACATATGAATAAGGTCTTCGCTATCGATGGCCCCTGCACGCGCCAAAGCGATTGCAGTCTGACGATTATCCTCGGCAAATGCCGGCGAGGCGGAGTGGGAATCCACTTGAACCTGCATATTACCCGCCGGCAAATCGCCAAGGTGGAACTCGATTCCGCTCTCCGTTTCATAAATCGTCGGGTCTTGTGCCTGCATCAAACGGACGCACAGAAAACCGCATTCGGCCAGCTGCCGCTCTACTAACGAAGCTTGGTCAATGAGGTGAGGACTGCTCGTTCGCACCAGTGTTTGTGCGTGCACGCCGGCTCGCACCCCAGGCTCCCCTTGGCCTCCCATGATGGCAGAAAATCCGCCCGCTTCATCGAACAGTTTAAGGAGGAATTCAATTTCTTCAACAGCTCCCGGTGGCGGTGGGTCCATAAGCTTGGAGGCTTTGGCGTTCGGGTTCGGATCATTTATAAAACCGCCCTCTGAGATAATTTTATAATACTGTTCCTCGGTAACCGAACTAAATCCAGAAAAGACTTGAGGCGAAGCTACGTTTCTATCCCACATTATTTTTATATCTCGCAAACGTTTATTTAAAACGTCCTGCATCATTTGAACGTCAGCAATATACGAACGTCCCCAGAAATAACCTGGAGTTGGGGATGGCTGCACTTTGATGAAAGAATGTTTTCCAGGTATTCGCGAGAGATTTCTGCGTGTATAATCACCTTCGATAATGATATCGGGATAGATAAGTTGAATGGTTGTCCAGTCTCCTTCCCGGCTTTCATCCTTTACCCATAATTCACAGTGTCGTACAGTGGGTGAGAAGCGTCTTTGGGGACGCCAAGGTGTTGGCACCGGGAACACTTGCACAATGCCTGCCGCAGACGGCGCATCTCCGGTATTCCCAAGTGGCTGGAGACCTCCAACAACCATTTGATGCAGATACGTGGGTTCTTCCTCATCCTTCTCATGTTGTCTGGCCTCCAAGACCTGCTTGATGATCTCCTCCGCGCGAGGGTGATTGATCTGTCTAAGTTGCGTCTTGAGTCGGGTGACCGTTGGAAAGGTAACATGGCAGAAAGCTTCCTGATCATCCAGATTAAGAATTGATTCGGTAAGAACACCAAAGTTCTGCGGGTGAACAGGGAATAAATGAAATCCCATTTCCGCGGGCAACGCTTTTATAATCTGACAACCATTTACTAGAGACCAAGTTACGGCATCCGCGAAAATAACATCACTATCGCTCTGTTTAAAATCGGCCGTAAGCTTTTCGGCAACGATCTGCGCACGTTCCAAAACATCTTGGGGTTCCGTACGATCGAAGGTGATATTAAACCTGACATCCGTGGGCTGCATAAGGAAACCAGCAAGACGGTCGATAAATCCTTTGCACTTATTATAGATGGCGGCTCGCGCATCGTATGAACCCATATAGTAATATTGCGTTGCCCTTGTATAGACGAGTCCGCGATCAGAAGAACTTCCCATGCATTCATCAACCATCTCTTGCGAGAACTGCGCTAGATCAGCGCCGTCGGTTGGTATTGTGAGCACGAGAAATCTTTCCTTTGGGAATGAAACTCATTAAAATGCGCTCGGCATAATTATGAGTTCCTGCTGAGTGCTTACTGTTTCTGACTGCGTCTGTGTAATTCTCCTTAGCGGTACCAAATCGTAGATTAACTAAACGAACATCGGTTCTAATATCATTATTATGTAATACTTGTTTACCCTTAGGAGTAGGTCCAACGAAAGAATGCATTACAAGTTGGTGGACATATCGAGCGAGAAACCTTGTTCCTAAATTTACAGTAGGATATCCGCCGGGTCCCTTTTGGAGTCTTAAAATTTTTCCGGTAGAAAAATACCTTTTACCGGTGGTCGAATTGATCCAGCGCGGAACCGATCGAACTCGTCCTAAGTTCGACACTTCGTATCCTTCGCGCACGGTGACAGGCTTCCATACCTCAACTACTTTCCGTTTAGCCATGATCCTAGCTCCAATAGGTTCGTGGTCAGGCGCTGTGGGGTGTTGCCTCACCCCGCAGTGCCGCACTTAGTAGCGTCCACCCGTGCTGCGGCCCATATCGCGTCCACGATCACGGTCACCGTCTCGCCGGCCACCGCTTAGATCGCGCAGAGCCTCGCGCTCGATGCCCTCTTCCTTGCGCTCAAGAGCCTCACCGCGACGCTCGTATTTTTCCGCCTCGCGATGCACGCCTTCGGCTCGCCTGAGATCGCGCACAACATCATCTACTCCTGCCTCTGCAGATTGGAGTAGACGATACAACTCCTTTACGAGCTGAATGCAGCGGTCCAATACGCGATCGACACCGCCCATACGCTCCCAAGATTCACCGCGACGGCGATCATCCCAATCACCGCGGCGGCGATCATCCCAATCGCCACGTCGGCGATCATCGTCGTAACGTCCACCGTTCATGAGTCACCATACTTTCATCGCCCGGCGTTTCGATATCTCAAGGAGGTCGGGCTGAGAACCGTCTTTGAGGGCACGCTGCAGCATATCTAGGCCGCTGCCGCCGTGCTTCAACCGTACCTCTCGGCCTAGTGCAACAGCTTGTTGTAAGGCTTCACCTGTGACGCCCCAGTTACTGCCCGTCGCTTGGGCTACAGTCTGCGGTGTCTCGTCTTTGAGCCGGTGTGGAGTAGCCTGAGATTGCTCGTTGTTTCGTCGCCATTGGAGGTCGGCAACGTTGTAATCTTTCGCCGCAATATCCTCTGCAATTCCGCGGGCACGGGCGTAAGCTGAACCAGTGACAGCAACAGGCTTAAATTCTTGCCGCATTGGCTCCGCAAAGTTCCACGCATTGCAGCGCGGACAAATCGGTGGCGGCGCATCCCATTGCTCCATGGCCAACATCACTTCCATGATGTGACCGCACTCCTCGCAGCCATAGGTGCGCGCGATTGGCATTACGGCAGCTCAACATACCTTCGATAGTCAGAGCGGTTCGGTAGATCGCCAATGCGACGCCGCCGACGCTTCCAGCCACGGCCAACACGGCGGCCACGACGCCACTCGTCAAGGAAAGTCGGACTGAACCCGCCGCGCTCGCGAATCAGCATGATGCCGCGGTGCAAACGCGAATTATCGCCAAAACGCCCACGTCCGAGGTAATATGTTACCCTAAATGGATTGAGCAATATCGCGTCTTCGAATTCATCGTCATCGTCGTCGTCATCGAAGTCGAGGAAAAATCGCTTACCGCGACCGTGTCGATAGCGTACCATGTCGGCCTCCTAAAATTTCGTCCGAGTTTCCCTAGCTTTGGCATAGATACCCTGCATGTGACGCGAAAATGCCCAGCTCAAAACGTTACCCGCGTCCGATGGCGGACGTTCCCCATGAACGCTGTCCCAGGTCAAATTCCGCGCAACCAGAGCCGCGCGCCGCCACTGTATCCATGTGTGATGTGCTAGAACTAGAGCGGATACAAGGTCATCATTCTCCCCTGTATCTGGTCCTGCGGAAATGTGACCGTCATCATATACTATGGCTTGCAGCTGTTGCACCAGCCGCAGAGAACGAATTTCGATGCGACGCAACATCAAGCTGTCACGCAACTCGCTGTATACTTGATGTTTGTTGTCAAAGTTAGTCTTCCAGTTAATGACATTGCCGGCGCCGCCGAGCGAATCAGGACGGCTATACAAAAACCAACGAACCTGCCCGATCATATCGAGCAAATTTCCAGACGTTCCATCGCTTTGCAAAAGACTGCGTTCGGCGAGTTGGCGCAAATTGCGTACTTCGGGCATAATTGCCGAGCCAACCCCCGTTACTTCAAGATTGGCGATGTGGTCTCGATACGCCCCGCAAAGGTGGCACAGAACCCACGCCAATTGATACGTGAGAGGCTTATTGGACTGAAACTCAGCCACCTGCACAGCTTTGTCTGCGTAGCATCGCAACACTTGGATCGCATGATCGTCACTTTCGCCGCCACCGCCTCCCGACGGGTCTATGCCGAGAACATAAATGCCGGCCGGGTCTGGGCTTTCCCAGACCTTGAGGTTGATCAAGTCTTTCTCGCCGGGTGCGACCTGCTCTATTCGTGACGAGAGAAATCTTTCATCGAAAACGTAACGGTAGCCTTTGTAGGGAGCCCCACCTGCCAAAGATTCCCCGATCTCCAAGGTGCGTTGGGAAGGAAAGAATCCGCTCCCGGACGCAATGAAACACTCCCTTTCTGTCCACGGGTAATGACGTAACATGTATTCTTCTTGTCGGAATTCTGCTTCTCGTCGCCACCAGGCGATTTGCTCGGGCTTGATTGTGTAGTTATAATTTTGTTTGACATAGCGCGCGCGCTGGATTTCTTCATCGGTTAACTTTCCGTCATCCCAAAATGTCTTATAATCCTCGTCACTTTTAGCTAAACTATATGTCGGATTAGCCCAAAATCCAGTGAAAATAAATCGCATATGGCGATCGATCTTTGCCTGTTGGCAGAAATTATAATACCAATTAAAACCATTTGCGATTGATTCCCAAAGATATAATCGATTTGGATTAACTCGCGCTAGTGAAGCTTTGAGCGATTCGACTCCTGCAAGGGATTTCCAGAGCGAACATTCGGTGGCGTGCATGAGGTTGAGGGCGCGACTGGCACCGAGGTCGGGATTACTTGCAGCGGCAAGGAGATCGATAACTGATCGATTTGCGAAAGCCATCCCGCTCCGGTTATTAGATACAAGACGGTGCTCGGGTGAGCGCCATTCTGGCGGGAGAGTTTCAAGTAGAGACGCAAAAATGCGGCGCAAACGCTCAAGATTATCCGTTCTGTCCGCGATAATTGCACCTTGTACACCAGGATTTGCGAGGGTCCAGAACAATTCAATGATTGCACAGGTTGTGGTGATTGCCATTTGACGGGATTTAAGGACCACGAACTCATGAACGCCTTCCGCCAGTCCTTTACTAACCTGATCAATGACAATCCTTTGACTTAGCCATGGTTCAATGCGCGAACGACCGTATTCCTT